CCGAGGATATGGGCGAGAGTAACCCATTCATATTCGCCGAGTCTGCTCCTAATCGCTTCCGGATTATGTCTCTCTTCTTGGAGGATGTATCGGGCGGTAATAATGACGGCGTGAAGATTACCGAGGATGTGGAATCGGGCGAGATTGAGATTGAATACTTCACCGATATTGACCAAGTACCACTGACCGAGGGCGCGGTATATGACTGGGCTCTCAACTTCTACAAGAATAACTGAGAGGGAGCACAATGGATAGCACCTGCCAGCAGTGCGGAGATGATAGCGACCTGCTAGTTGCTTTCACCGCTCACAAGGTTTGCGGTAAATGCACCCGCAAGAATCAGAAGAGAGGGGCAAGGTAAAATCGATCAAACCGCCCTTACACCGAGCAAGTCGGCGCAGGTTCACGACCTAGTAAGGGCACGAGAGAGTGAGCGAACGTCTCACCTCTTGAAAGGGTTAGAAATGATTGAATACAAGGGATACACAATCTCAGAAGGCGAGGGCGTTAGCGGTGTAAAGATTTACCGCGCCCTCCGCAATCCAAACCACGCAATCGCTAGCAATCAATCACTGGCCAAGATTGTGGCCATAATTGACGAGGCAGAAGAGGCGGGCAAGTAATGTGCGAAGAATATAACGGCTGGACAAACCGAGAAACGTGGGCGACCTCGTTGCATATTGACAACGATGAGAGCCTTCAGAACGAGGCAAGCGAGAAGATATCCGCCTCTTTCTTGGAGGATATGGACAACGAGAAAGAGGACGGGTGGCAGGACGGCGTTACCAGTGCAGAAGATTCACTGAAGGACTGGGTAGAGGACTTGCTTTCTTTCGAGTACTGGGAAGATATGGGCGGTATGCCTAGAGGTATTCAGTCAATGCTCAAAGATATCGGCTCTCTCTATCGTGTGAACTGGAGAGAGATTGCTGAGAACTGGCTAGGAGATGAGATTCAAGGATTCAAGGACGGCAAGTACAAGGAGGAGGAAGAATGAGAAACATCACCAAGCTTGGCTGGTATGTAATCGGATTAGCCAGTGCGCTAGCCGTGTGGGGATTGTGGCAGGTATCAACGCACCTGTGGTATGTAGGAGAGGGCGGGCAATTCCTCGGTTACTGCTGGGGATCGATGCAAGAATGTCTAAAGGGAGGGCTATAAGATGAAAGTAAAACTAGTAATGAAAGAGACGTTTGCTTGGGTGAAGCACGTGAGGATAGAGGTAGAGGGTGTGACCTATACTGCTCGACTCTATTGGGATATACACGACGGCTCCGACCTAAACTTCTACGACAACGAGGGCAATTCAATTCCTTGGCCTCAATGGGCTGAAGATTATGACAATGCTATGCGAGATATTTATAGCGACCTAGATTCTATGTCTGATGAGAGCGAGGAGAAGAAGTGAGTTACGAACCACCACTAAATGACCCTGATTTTTATGAAGACGAGGCCGAGGAGCTGAGTCCTGAGTTCGACACACTAGAAGAAATGGAAGGGGAGAACTAATGAACTGCTTAAAATGTGGTGTAAATATGGCAAGCGAGGGGTACATCCAAGATGCTATTCAGTTGTGTCATAGTTGTTATGAAGTAGAGTTTACTGACAAGGAGGAGAGCAAGTGAGTAAGTGTGATACTAATAAAGATTGGTGTGAGCGGTGTTCAGTAGAAAGCATTTGCTGCGAAGAAGGTTTGTGTGATCTATGCAAGGAGGAGAGCAAGTGAACAAAGAATACTTACAGGCTAAGTTTGATCTGTGTATCAACCAAGCCGAGAAGGATTTACAGGAGCAGGAGATAGCGCGAGCTATCAAGAACCTACAACGGGCGAACTCTGCTATGTCTCGCCTCTTTGGGATAGAGGAGGAGATTATCTGCACATTCTGTAACGATAACTCTAAGTCTTGTCGTGCTTGTGATGACAGTTATGAGGGAGAATAATGAGTAATGTTATATCGTTTCATCCAAAGAAGTCTCCGCTTATCCTGCTTTATGAGGTAGTGGACGCCGAAGGCGTGGCTGAATGGGGAGGCGAGAACCCTGAGCATTGTATGCAGTGGCTCAGCCTTGCACCTACTGGCTCTCGTGTGCTGGTATCAGGCTGGGATAGTGATGAGGAAGATGCTCACCTAGTAGGTCAGCCCTTAGACATCACCGACATTATCAAGGCGGCCAGCCTATGAGCCTAGCCTTAGGTCTGATACTAGTAATGCTGGTAGCATACGTTCTTATAGTGTGGGAGGATAAGCTCAATGAACCAAACGACAAAGAGTAAGAGCGTGCTTACCTATCGCACCTATCGTAAGGCTAGAGACAGGGCATTGATCCGCTTGTCTCATTTATATCCCGACACATACAAGCAACTGCTTGCGATTGAGAGGAAGTTCGATGAGAAAGAGGGCAAAGATTGGACTGGTATTGACGGCTTCGCTAACCTTAGTGTTGGTACTCATACCAGAGCGAACAACACACCACCCTTTGGAGATCCCGCAGATGCAGGCGAGGACGAAGGCAACTATGGAGGAGAAGCGTGAGAACAAGGCACTTATCATTAGTTACCTCAACGCACTTGGATACAACGATAGTCAGGTCAAATGCGCTATCACCCTATGGACCCGTGAGAGCAGGCTTGACCACCTCGCAGACAACAAACGATCCACAGCTTACGGAATTGCTCAGCTCCTTAGAGAGCGAAGTAGCGACCCTAGTATCCAAATCCTCCACGCTGTGCGATATGTTGAGCACCGCTACGGAGGAAGTTTCTGCCGTAGTCTCCAGCATAGCAATAGAAGGGGCTGGTACTGATGACAAAGAGTAAGTTCTTTTATCTTTGGCTAAACATAGGAGTCAAAGCTAAGTGGGTAAGCTGGCCTTATTGTATGACACACGATGGCAACTACGAGTATATGACTGAAGAAGAACGGGAAGAGTGGGATGAGGGCAACGATCCGTGCCACGTTACTGTCTCTGTATTAAACAACTAAAGTTGCTGGGTTTCTAACCCTTTCCTAGCAAACAAAAAGCCCTCGCCGTAACTGGCGGGGGCTTCTTGCTAGCACTCAACAAGCGGGCGCTTGCCAAGAACTTAATCATACACTACCCGCCGTTAGTGTAGAAGCCTTTGCCCTTGAAGGTGATAGCGGGTGAATCCCATACTCGATTCATAATCTCGTGGCAGTCAAAGCACATAGGAGTAGAGGCCTCCTCGTGGATAGAACGCTCAACCGATACAGTTGAATTACACTTGCCACACTTGTAGTCATAGATCATAACTGCACCGCCTCCTCAACCGGTAAGTAACCTACTAACTTATACTTCTTATCGTTGTTATCAAACTCAGTAGTAGCTGGCATCTCGTGGATATACCACACCGGCTCTGCTACATCCATTAAATCAAAGGAGTAGATACCGGCAGGTGTGGAGTTGATGTAGTAAGGCACAAGGTCACGCTCTGCAGCTTGTGTGATGAGCTTGCGATACTTCATCTCTTCAATGAGCAGGCTTTCATAGTGTGTAGCCCTGCACTTTAACTCTATGTAGTGACCAGCCTGCCTAGAGATACAGTCGTAGGCATCATAGATGCCCTCAGATTTTACTAGGTCAGGGTATAAACCCTCACGCAAGAAAGTAAATAACAACTCTTCATTCATTGCCAGGGACTAATCCCACCGAGGTTATCTTGCAATCTGCGAAGTGACTTATCACATCTGCGATCTGCAGTAGATGTAGCACACTCTAGTACTTGTGCTATCTGTTGCAAGGTAAAGCTCTCGTGGTGGCGTAGCCTAAGAATCATCTGGTCATCTTGTTCTAGTTGCAGATAGCCACGCTTGATGTCTATGAGGTTAGCCAGTAGGTTGCCACCTTCTGCCGGAGATGATGAACCTTTAGGTTGTCCATCGTTAATCATCTCTTGTGCCTGCTCTAATACTGTGCCATCTATGATAGATGCAATGACAAAGGGAAGTAGCTGACCAAGAGTTGCTGACTCATAGTAAGCCTCATCGTTAGTCTGATAGCCAGACTTAGATGCCTTCTCCTTGCGTGCATAACGCTCAGCTACACGTTTCATCTGCCACGCTATGCGTTGCTCGTTGTGCCTGCGTCTCTCTTCGATAGGCTCCATTAAATCTTCAGTATGATCTACTACACGAGTCATTGCCCAAGCCATTAACTCCTGCTTGATGTCATCAAACTCAACGTGAGTTTTGTATCTGCGGTGGATAGTTCTAGCCACGCTAGGTACTAGGTCATATATTACTGGATGTAGTTCACTCACAGTCAGGTAGCACCAAATCTATAGTGTGCTGAATGTTCAGCAGCTTGATAGCAAGAAAGTCTATGTAGTTGCTAGCATCGGCTAGCTCTTCAATCAATTCTCTAATAGTATCTGCGGTAGTAAAGGACTCAAACTTCTGCCCTTGTGCTATCGCATACTGACTATGGCCCACACCTTTAACACGCATAGCACGCAAAGAAGCAAAGGCTTCAATGAAAGAAGTTAAATCCTCAGTGCTCACACCTATTGCACGATAGCCAGCTACTGCTGGATGATCTGCTAACGGGTTGGTTGGGGGCGTATGAGTATCAGTTGTGTTGCCCTGTCCTGTTGCAAGATGTGAAAGCCCATATGCTGCAAAGTCTGTAGCATTATGACCCACTCGTTCTCTGTCATTGTCATACATTCGACTCCCCTATCAGTAACTTACGCGTAGCATCAATGCCATTGGCTAAGTAGTAATCATTGATGTCCATACCTGGAGGTAGTGTAACAATCTGTGAGTTCATTACCTCGTTCGCCACGCGTTTTGCAAACTCAGCGCCAGGGTTAGAGCCATCCTCTTTGATGTCATTGTCGCCAACAACATAGATAGTTTCATAACCGGCAAAGAGTTTTGGAAAGTGATTCTTCCAAGCTGCAACACCAGGTACACCTACTGCTGGTATGCCTAGTTCTCCACTAGTTACGATGGCATCTAGTTCACCTTCACATACAACAACATAAGGTGAATCAAGGGTGATGTCACATACGTTATACAGGTGTGCCTTCTGCCCAGTAGGTGAACCATACTTAGGTTTGACATCATCTAATCGTCTAAACTTAAAGCCAACACAACCACCAGATGCGGTGATGTATGGAATGGAAAGCCATCCTTCATACATCTCGTGACCATTGATTGGGTTGGTAATACTTCCTAACTGAAAGCGTGCTGCAGTTTCCTCAGAGATCCCACGTGCGCTTAGTACGGCTAGAGCCTTTGGACTTATTGCCTGAGCGTATTGTTGCGCCGCTTCCAGTAGCAATTTCGACTGCACGTTTGAGGCCATCGTTAAACTCCAAGTTCTCTAGTATGCACACTAGGTTAGCTGCATTGCCACCCTTACCGCAGGTATGGCAGAAATATAAATTGTCATAAGTATTGATAACTGCTGAGCGTCTACTGTCACTATGTAAACAGCAACGAACCGAAGCACTCTTGCCTTCACGTACCTCACCTCCATAGTGCTGGACAATAGCTCCTATGGGGATTGAGTTTGCATCAATGGCACCTTTGTATCTGCCCGCTTTACGTACCCTGGACCAGTCTTGTGCTGGCATACGCACCCCTTATCATCGCACTTGTCGTGCCATTGAGCTGAACGCTTGTAGTGAGTAAGGCCGTTCTCTTCTCCTGCTTTACGACAGTTCTGGCAAATCATATTCTTCTGTCGCTTCTTCTGCATCAGCCTCTACTAGTGCTTGATTTAGGTCTAAATTTGGGTCTATTGGTACTAGTATTTCTGTTGTTGTTATTTCTCCACCTGGTACTGGCATTACTGTTTCTCCTTTAACCATTGTGCTAGGTCCTGAATGACCCAGGCTTGATCTATTGAAGCGTTGCGACGCTTAACTATTACATATGACAGAGGAACTTCCCCAAGACCTCTAGCCTTAGAGTAGTTAAGCGCCTCAACTTGTGCTTCTCTCCAGAACTCAGGCAGCGAAAGGGTTGCCCTGTTCTTGAGTTCAAGGATATAGGTTTCTCCCGCGATAACAGTAACGATGTCGCCCTCATCCTTTGCCCCAGCTTTAGACAAACGCTCTGCCATAACTCCGGCCTTGCGGAGCCACTTCATTACGTCTGTCTCAAACTGAGAACCTTTAGTCTTGTTGTACTGACTCATCTACCAATACAACCTTGTTGATTTTATAGATGACATTGCCTTCTTCATCTTTAACTAGTTCGACAATACCAGATTGCAATAGAGCACCAACGAAGTTGGTCAGGTCTACCTTGAGTGCATCAACATCTGCACGTAATCCATCTGTTTTCAGATTATCTCTGTACTTATTCGTTAACTGTCCTTCAGACATTGTATCCTCCTTGGTATCCTGCGATTGTATCCTTGCGTAACATCCAACCAAACTCATTCTGATCTGATATCTGTACTGCTGCATAGTTTACCAGTAGCTGTGCGTATTTACTGCCGTCTGCAGTATGAGCGCCAAAGCGATTCTTAACTGGTGCAACCTTGAGTATGCCTTGTGATGGGTCATAGCCCAGTGTAAGTATCAGTGCAGGTAACTGACTGACCTTTCCGTGAATTGCTCTGCGATGAGGTGGGTTTGATGGTGACCCATACTCTGACTGTTCTGATACGTGATGGAGTACTAATACGCAGGCCTCAGTCTTGCGTGCCATATCGTGTAGCTCCATCATAATTGCTCTAAGGCCAGCCCACTCGTTGTCTGTCTCAGCAGTTATGTTCATCAAGTTATCAATGACAATCAACTCAGGTGGCTGTCCATAGAGTTCAACGTAGGCCCTTATCTCCAACTCTAAATCATCAATGTTCGGAGATGAATCAAAGACCCACTTGATATGTGAAAGTTTGTCCAAATGTGCATTGTAGTACTGGCTATTGTCTGAAAGGTTTGCCTCCACAGTTACCTGTGAATGGCCGGATAGATGCGATACAGACCTCATCATTACTGTCGTTGTATCGGTATCTGCTGAAAAGAAAAGCGTAGGTACTTTGGCTTTGATTGCATAGATCAGAGCGAACATAGACTTACCAGCATTCGGTGCTGCAGCTACCATACATACCTGGCCTCTGCGAAACTTAATGCCTTCTGCTTTCAATCCTTCCCACACGTCAGGTAGCGGTGTTGCTTTGGTAAGCACACCACTCCAAGCGCGGGAAAGATTAAGCACTCTTCCAGTCCTTTACTCTAATCTTGTTTTTTGTACGCAACAAGGTACGTTCGTATTCAGTTAACCCACCCCAGATACCAAAGCGTTCGTTCTTAATACCCCACTGAGCGCACTCTGTCTTATGAGTGCAACTCCTGCAAATTGATTTTGCATAAGAAGGATCTAATAGCTTACGGTTTTCTGGGTTGTCTCTTTCAGGAAACCAGAAGTCTCCACCAATCTCTGCACATAGCGGGTTCTCGTATTCACGAGGCTCCCGCACTGGTTATCTAACCCAGATAGTGTCGCACTTGTCTAGTGCACCCTTTGGTGCAGGACACATATAACCCTTCCAAGGTCCCTTAGCTGATGTACCTGAACGGAAGGCCATCTCTCCGTGACGACAAGAATGTGGCGCTCCATTAGATTGAACTGCTACTGGTTGTACTGGGTTTGTAGATTGTGGTTCATTGAACTGTGCTGCAACTGATGCAGCAGTAGGTGTTGGAACTCCGCCTACTAGTTCTCTACCTGTTGTTTTAATAAGAGTAGATACCATTGATAGATCTGTTAGGCCTGTCTCTAGGTCTTTGACATCTTTGGCATAAAGATTAACTAACGTACCGTCAGGCAACTTATAGTTGACCTGAAACTTTGTACCTTCTACTGACATTTACTTACCTCCACTTTGCTTTATAGATAAGCGATGACTCTCAGCGCCTATCTTCTTAGGGACAAACCCTAAAAGTTTTTCTACTTCTTCACTATCAACTGACTCGCGCCCTCTAACAGTGCTCCAGCTTACTTCTATACCAGAGTTAGTAACTCCTAGTAATCCTTCAAAGGATGCCTTCAAAGAATCTTGTTCTTTCTCTAGCTCTTTAATCTGTACTGCTAACTGTAAGTACATCAATGCGTTCTTGTCAATAGTTGGATCATCAATGACTACATCAGTCACTGGTGTACGTTCTTTTTTTAGACCAACGCATCCCATCTGCCCACTTGCGTCATAGAACTTACAATAGAACTGACAGTAGCTTGCATCTTTCTCTGGTGCTGGTGCCTCTGCTGCTTCTTTAACAGCCGCTAGCCAACCGAGTGCCTCTAGTGCAATGGACTCATCGTAGTCTTCGGTGTGAACCTTGACATCTCTTTCGTCCCCGTCCCTGGCAATTGCTACCAGTGACACTCGGTTGACCGCATAGCCGTTCTTAGCTAGGAGGTAGCCATAAAGCTGTACTTGCCAACGTTGTTGCGTTGATGGAAAGTAAGAAAGGTTCCGGACCTTGCTTGTCTTCCAGTCAATGACATCACCAGTACCAGGTACAAAGCAGTCAACGTGTGCTTTCATTCCGTTGTATTCAACTTCTGTTTCAATTAAAACATCTTTGTTATCTGCTAGCGCCTTCTCAATTTCTGCGTGGATAGCAGTACCCATAATCGCAGCTAACTTTAATTCGTTGTCATTAGTTTCTGGTTGGTCGTTAAGTCTGTACCACACCTTACGACGACAGCCACCTACCTCTGATGGTCCAATCTGTACCTGAGTAGATCGTGAACGCTTAGCATCGCCTGCCTTAAGAGCAGTCAGCAGCAGTTCTTTCGGGTCAGTTACTGACATTGGTTTTCTCTTCCTCTAGTTTGTATGCTAGACGACAAGCCATCCAACCCATTTGATAAAAGTAATGAGCAGCATATTCATCTGTCATTGGTATTGTCTTCAGTTCCATAACTCCTCCTAGAGTCTTTCTTGTACTACCAACTGTAAGGGCTTGCCAGTGTTAGCGTCAAGCACCGAAGCAATATCAACGGCACGACGGGCGTGTCTCTTTGCGAAGGCTAGTTCCATATCAGGTTTGACAATTGAAGAAAGGTAGCCGAGAGCAAACTGGCCACCACTACCGATGCCGTAAATTCCGACATTGCTTTGGAAAAAAGAGAGATCACAAGCAATCCTAAAGATGTTACCGTTAAAAGCAATGAGATAATCAAAACCGCCATCTTTGTCCACCTTGTTGTAGTCGTAGTTGTTGTCTGTAAATACTTGGTTGATACTGGGTATAACTTTCTTACCCATAAATTGTGCTGGTTCTTCGCCACGATACAACGGTGGCTTCCAGTTGTACGACAGGATATCTCCTGGTCGTGTATCAC